GACGTTTTTTATGACCGCAGCAATCACTGATTCTGATTCTTCAGCGTACTGACGCTTCATTTCAATCATCTGACGTTCTGTACCAAAATTAACGAGCGCGGCGTACGAAACAAGTAATCGATCAGTTCCCAACATTGACATCTTCACAGAATAGGATGATGTCTTGGGCGTTGAAGAACGGCCAAAAGTCGTGTCGATGGTCTGGCCTAGGGCATTATAATCGATGTTTGCCATTTGTTGACGAAGCTCCTCGTCTAACTATGGCTACTCGATCGTAACTAGTCGATGACAAAATTGATCGACAACGGCGCTCTGTCTACTTCTGCAGCCACAACCTGCTCATGTGAAGGTCGCCAGCCGTCTTTCCATGCTGTCCTTCTGGGTTGTGCCCAGATGCGAGCGCAGCGATCACAACACCCAAATTCGTAGTGGGCGACTTCATCATCACTAGTTCTCATGACGTGTTCACACATCGCACAACACAGAGGAATGCACGGCTCGACATCAACAGGCGTGATGACGACAAACCCTTCAGGCCTGTCCTCGATCAGGCGGTCTTTGAGGTACGGTCGCTTGGTAGCCATGATTCATTATACACGACTTTGGCGTCTTTTTCGACTTTAGTAATTTCAATGATGTGATCTGCTACGTCTTTGACGTCTTCAACGTGCGTGATGAGGAAAATTGTCTTAAAGAATCGCTTGAGTGATATCAATAGACGATTGCACGCTTCAACGCTAGACGGATCAAGAGCCCCAAAGCTCTCATCAATGATAAGAATGTCAGTCTTTGGAAGTGAAGATACATTGATGAGAGCGACTCTAATCGCAATCGCGGCGATCATCTTCTCCATGCCACTTCCCAACTCGATGATGCGTCGACTGTCACCATAATCGATGTAGACTTCCATCGAATCATTATTTTCGTCTTGTTCGAGTTCAACGACAAAGTCAACGATTCCGTTCAAAATTTTTCCAATCTCGGCATTGATGAGAGGAAGCTGAGATGACACGATCAGACTAGGAACGCCGCGGCGAGCGAAGGCCTGTGAAATCAATTCGTGTGCCTTCATCAGTTGAAGGAGATTTTGTCGTTGTTTATGATCCTCTTCGATCTTACTGAAGTCTGATTGAATTCGACCTGAAGCAGCTGCAAGTGTCATCTTTTCAACGTCAAGGTCTCTGGCGACCTTCTGGAATTTATCGAGCGTATTTCGAAGGGTTATTACTTCGACATTTTCCTCATTTTTCAGTGCTTCATCGAGCTCAACCAGACGTTGTTTTGCAGGTCCGATGTTGGTTTCCAAATCAGTTATGAGTGATTCTAGCTTGAATGTCTCAATTTCTTTCGCTGAAACGGTGACCTTCAATTTTGAACGCATGTCAGTCAATTGTTCGATCTTCGAAACCTTCTCAGCTAGTCCTTCTTTCTTGAGTTCGATAAGAGCGGTTTCTGCATTGCGAAGTTTTTCAAGTGCACGATTGACTTTCTCACGTTGAGACTCGATCTTTTCTTTATTTTTAAATGCATCTTTGATGAACTTGCAAGTCGGAAATGAATCGCCGCAAGGAACATCGTCCAAGATTGTAAGAGAACGTTCTTGTTGTTTTAGCTTCATTTCATCAGCTTCATGAATCAACTTCAGACTATCAAATGATGATTCAAGCAATCTGTATGATTCGAGTCGTTTCTTGAACTCATCGAGGTCATGATTTGATTGCACTTCCTCAATCGATTCGATCTTCTTCGACAATTTTTCAATGTCATCTTTCACAGTTGACAATTTCTTTTGTGCATCCGTCAATTTTTCGACAAAAGAACTGACTCGTGTTGATTGTGCTTCAACAGATGATTTTGTCACGGGATTGAAGTCTTTGAACGACGCTAATTGAGCACGAAGATCGTGCAAACGTTGATTCGTCTCATGCAATGAGTCATTCTTCGCTTGCATTTCAGTAGCATTTGACTCGATCTTGTGAAGATAGTTCTTCTCTATCTCTTGCCAGTCACGATCAGGCAAATTTTTCAACATGCCCTTATTCACATTGACATCATTCTTCGCTTGCTTGTACATTTTGTCAAAGATGTCGAGGTCTAAAAATCGTGACAAATCTTCGTGTCGCTTTGTCGTGCCTTGATTGATGAATTGTTTGACGTCGTCCTGAGCGGCGACAGACGTCAATAGACAATCTTCTGCACTGCCGATCAAGCGCCTGAGAACTTTTTCAGTATCATTACGTTGCTCACCTGCCAGGTCAATAGCTTCACCATTTTCATCGATCTTAAAAATGTTCAGAGCTGTACCAGCATGCGTTTGTCCCTTCTTTGATTCGTGCTTGACAGTCTGACGTTCAATGACATAATTTGTACCATTCACATTTATGATTGCTTTCGTGTAACAATACGGTTGTCTTACGTTGACAACGTGCATGTTCTTCACCACACCACGATCTGTCGTGTTAAACAGTGCGTACATGATCGTGCCGACAATCGACGATTTTCCAGCACGATTTGGACCAAAGATACCGACGATTCCTTGCAACTGATCAAAGTTGATGACGTTACCTTCACCATACGTAAAAGTATTGTCAAAATTCAAACATCGAATTGACCACTTTGTGTTACGAACGACGTCATCTACGTTTGTCGTCTGTTGAACGTATTCAACGATCTGTTCACGAATCGCTAGCCACTCTTCTTCAGAAACATCAATGTCACCGTGATAATCCTTCAAAAGACGCAACAACACGTCAGGATTTCTGAGGTCTTCCTTCGCAAGTGTGGCAGCACCGACGCTGACAACATCACGACTTATTTGGTGGTCACTCTTGAACGTGACCTCGATCGCTTTACACTCAGCACGTAAACGTGTTGTCAATGAAATGACGTCTTTTTGAACCATGACGTCATTATTTCTGATGCGAAATCTTGCTCGAGCGGGATGCTTGTGCGCCTCAAACAACGTCTCTTCAACTGATTCTCGCCAGTCAATGGTGATGAACGGGTTGGGATTTACGAGTTCACAAAACTTCACGTCAAATTGATCTCTGCTCTCAATTTCCCAGAACAAAAATCCGTGCTCTAGATCTTCTGCGTACGTATTCTGCAATGTAGACCCAGGATATCCGATCCAGGGTTTCATGCCATTCTTCGTCATCCTTTCTGCGAGGAATTGCTGCCGGTGTATGTCACCAAGAAATCCCATGTCATATTCTTTGAAGAAATCAACAGATAGACCGTCCTTAATCAACCAATCAGTTTCTGTCGTAGCTCCGACGACAGAACCGTGGTAGCAAGCGATGTTGACTTTCCCAGAAACTGGTTTGACAATGTTCCAATTCTCTTCATCAAACATGCTGAAGACACACAAATTGTAACCCGGCATAAATTCATAGACGCCGCTGTTCTTGTACAAGTGAATTTTAGGATTGTCTATAACGTTAACAATTGGTGATAGTGCATCTTGACGTGATTTATTTGTGACATTAAGATCATGATTGCCCAACATGATATGAACTTCTGCAACTGTCGAAAGTTCATTAAGCCACCAACACATGAATTCGATACATTCGGGTGACATCCCAGATGTCTTTGTATGAAAACTATCACCTCCAATGAAAATGTGTTGAGCGCTTAATTTTTTACATTGTTTGACTAAATCAGAAATGACAGTCTTTACCTCATCATGTCTGCTCAAATTACGAACGTGCAGGTCTGCAATGTGTACAATTCTACAGGTCATGTGCCCCTTCTATATCTTGTTCGTGTAATTCCAGCACGATTACACAATAATTGAACACGCTTTTTCACAGAACATTCACCACGATTTAATTTCTTTGCAATAGTTCTAACCAAATCCCCGGCTTCATAAAATTTCATAAGTTCTTGTTCTTCACTGGAAGACCATGATTTTCTGTGTTGTTTAACAATAGGTTTTTGAATGTCAAATTCTTGAAACCACTTTTTGACAGTTGACGCACTAACATCATATTTTGTTCCCATGTCATCCCATGACATGGAAGATGCATCTTCTGTCAATTGCAATGCAGACGCTTTTGAAACTGTTGAATTTTTATTTCGATATTCAACAGTTTTCCACAACTTTTTCATCTTCGCAGAAAATTCAACTACATATTCCGGATGATTTTGAATGTATTTCTTGCGTGAAGAACGCATCTTCACTTTCGATTCAATAGAGTGTTTGTAATTTCGACGTGATCGACCTCCATCATCAAGATTGTATCCGTGCCCACCACGACAAACGTTAGTGTTGAAATAAGCAATATAATATCTTTCCAGATCATCAAGATCTGCCTCATCTGCAATGACTAACACGTACCACACAAATGATTCGATGCCATGCTTGTGTATTGATCGTCCAAGAAGACCGTACGATACCTTTGCAGAATGTCGATGGCCGCGCATTCTCTCTTCAAGCGTATGAATCGTTTGACCGATATATGACTTACGATCACGTTTATTCAAAATACGATATATGCAACCCATTACTTCACTAAACTCACCTAAATTCTACTTCAATGCAATTGAACTGTTCAATGTTCATCGTAGCGATACCCTTGCTGCACGTTCTAATTTGTCAATGAACGTCTGGTGCCAATTGAATGGTTCAGCCGTTGACAACGCAGTCTTGAACTCTTTCTTGCTCATTGATCCTGGATCGTCTGGTACCTTGACGATGATGACGTCAATATCATAGTCGGCGAGTTTCTTTGCCAGACGCGGCATTTTGGTCGCCTTCATGTCATTGTCCATCGCTAACGCTATAGGTGTCCTATTCACGATGATAGCGTTGAACAATGCAGATTCTTCATTGAGGTCACTTCCAAGCATCGGAACGCAATTGTCACCGCACTTCATCATGTCGAACGTCCCTTCGCACAATACGAGTCTCTGCTTCCAATCAATGTTAATTTCGTTGAATATGACCTGTTTACGATCGCCGTCAGGCATTTCATACTTTGGTTTTCTGTTCGAGTCAATCGCTCTTCCGACGTAGAGG